TAGTAAATGAAGTAGCCCATTGTGTAACAATAGTTTTAGTAGTAAAGGAGTATTCCGTTCCATACACAGTACCAGCACTATTTGTTGCGTATGCTCTCCAGTAATACAAGGTGTTAGCAGTCAAGCCTGTTAGATTAGCACTAAAAGAACCCAAACCTGTACCCATATCAACCTTGCTTCCAGCGATAGTAGGACTACTAGAAGTGCCATACACAATACCTCTTGCTGATACATTAGCCCCACCTGTTGCAGTAACACTACCACTAGCAGTTGCTGTTGTTGAGGCTATGTTACTTGAACTCTCAGAAACTACCGTAGGAGTTGTTGCCAGTGTGTCAAACTCGTATACCACACCATAAGAAGTACCAGCCTGATTAGTAGCCCACGCTCTTACATAGTAGTGCGTTGCTGGTGTTAAGCCTGTTATGGCTTCACTAAAAACCCCTGTACCACTTCCGTCTACAAAGGTTGCCTCTGTATTCTTAGAAGGAATAGTTACTGTACTTGAATAAGCATATCCTCTTGAATCTACTGTACCACCTCCAGCACTTGTTACATTACCTCCAAAGGTTGCCCCTGTTGTCGTTATAGAAGACGGAGTAGTCGTTGTTACTGTTGGTGCTACTACCGATACGCTACCATAAGCATAGAAAGCAAAGTCTCTACCCCAGTCTGTCCAAGCACCTCCTGAATACTTATAGAACCCTGCACCTCCACCATATCCAGCAGTTGAACCTCTCCTCCATGCGACTGTATTGTTTTCACTTGTTCCATTGTGAGTTAATACTATTGCATATCTAGAACCTCCTGTAACTGGTATATCAGCCCAGTCAAAGGTGTAATAGGTTACTCCTGAAGTAGTTATTGCAGACGCAGCGTATGTTGTAGATCCAAGTGCTGAACCTGTTGGATATCCTCCCGAAGTAGCATACAAAGCAACTGTAACATTACCACTTACCGTTCCTATTCTCATAAGTGGAATTGTTACATAATCAACTCTATCATATCCGACTGGTACAACAAATGTCTGAGCAATGGCAGTACCACTCCAACCGTATGAGTATGAGTTTGTGCCTGTGTAAGACGCTAGTAGTGTACTCATTATACTTCTCCTGTTAAATTAGCGTTCTGTATTAATTCGTCAATAGTTTCTAAGGTTGAACCTGCAATAGAAACCTGTATATCATTTTTCCCAAGTGTAAATCTGGGTAAAACATCATCATAATCAACAGCCATACCATTTGCCAAAACCTCTCTCTTGTATGTATCAATTACTATCTTATCTCCTGCAGAGTATGTTCTTGCTATACCAATTTCGTCTCCAGTAGTTACATTTGTAAAAGTTATGTTTGTTACATTAGTCGCAGAAGTAACATTAATAGTAAACTTAGGAAGTGGACTGTATGAACCCTCAAAGGTAACATCATCTGCATAGGTAGTAGCAGTTAATCCTGTTACACCTAATACTGTATAATCTCCAGTAGATTCTGCAATACCCTCGTAAGCAAATACCGAGAGTGTAAAATTGGCTCTTGATATGTCGTAGTGTTCCATGTTGACATCAAAGTCCTCTACAAAACTTCTGAAGTTTCTTGTTTGAACTTCGTCTTGCCAGATAATTCCACCTAGTCTAAAATCACTCTTATCTTCACTCATTAAAGCACCGTAGTTTACCTTAATACTCAAATACTCTCCTATTGAGTATGGGTCAATCACTCCTGTTATAGCCATTTCCTCCATCATGAAACTAACATAATTCCAACCCACCTCAAATAGAGTGTCATCATATTGATTTTTTACAGTACCACTATAATAATTAGAAGTATCATTTCCTACTTTAAGTTCTATTCCTGTAACACCAGAAGTTTGTGGTAAGTATACCCATGCTTCAAAAGCCCCAGTTGTGCCATAGGCAGACAGATTCTGCTCTACTCCTGTTTCTGTGTAGACACCACTATACCCATTGCCTAAACTCACATCAGCATTAAACTTTATTGAACCGTCCTCATATTGAAAACTCTCACTATCAAAGGAATTAGTTGTTGTGTCTCCTTGTATCTGCCAACCCGTACCGTCTTTTAAGTCTGTAAACACAAGATAATTAGTGGATATTCTAAAGTATCTATCACTATCATTGAACGCACTAGAATACTCATTAATTACCTCCTGTAAGCTCAAGTCGTCTGTTGCTCTTACAACCCCTCCCATTGATAAACCCCTGTCGTCTATCTTTCTGTCAACTACTGTACTACCAGGAAACCTTGCATTGTTTATCTTCTGAATAGAACTTATACTACCTCTGAAGTTCTTTATGTACTCAATACCAAACTTCTTGTTGCTTAGATTTTGTGAACCGTATAATATTAGATTTTTCATAGTAAATTGTAATTGGCTAATCTATTTTGTCTCTCTGTTGCTTCATTGACTGCTTCAAGTATGACTGCTTTTAAGTTATCCACTCCTGTTACTGGTGCATTTACATTTATTGTTATTCCATTGTTACCCACCATTTGCTTTGTATCCTCTGAATTATACACATGGCTTCCACGAGGTAGCGAAACTAATTCAGCCCCTCTTTCTCCTACTAATGTTAATCCTCCAGAAGCAACCCCACCAGTAGCCCTTCTTTCATTATTAAACAACGACCCAACTCCACTTATAGGATTATTCCATGGGTGTTCCTTGTTATATTTGTTTAATTCTCTGAACTTATCTATCAATCCATCTATTGCAAACATGAGGGTGGTAACACCATCTGCCGCCTTTCCTAGTATAATCGCCCACCCAGTAACCATTTCAATCATAAGTTCCATTACTGTCTTATTCTCTCCACCAAAATTTTCTATCAATTCACCCCATGCTATTCTCATTCTGTTTACTGCTGGTATCAATCCAGTAGTTTCATCCTTTAGTGCAAGTTGCATACCAACTATCTCGTCTGAAGTCTTTTCCTTCATTGTTTGTGCAGCGATTTCTAATTTGTCTATCCACTTTGAAAATTGGTCAATAATCTTTCCCAGTGGCTCTGACAACTTAGCCAAAGCCTCGTCCTTAAGATTTACAACCTTACTCTTTAACGCTTCTACTTTCTCACCTGCTGTCATGTTTACATCTCCATACTCCCCAGCAATTCTAGCACCATCTTCAATGGCATAGTTAAGTAAAGTCTGAACTTTTTGAGTTTCGTCCATTTTCTCCATTGACTTGGTAAGTGCATCTGGAATCTTAATACCTAAGTTATCAAGGATTAAGGGTGAACCCCTACCAATACCTGTTACAATGTCTGAGAACGCCTGTGTCATGTCCATACCCATTTCCCTACCTCTTAACCTCGCTGTTACCATTAAGCCAGACAACTTATCAACATCAGTAGTAACCCCCAATAGTGCAGCCCTGTTAGCAGTCTGCATTAAATCAAAGTCTGATACCATTCCAGCAGACGCTTTTCTAAATGATTCTAGTGCTTTTTCCATGTCTCCAAAGTTTCTCTCAAAACCTAAAGACAAACTCTCTATCTTACCTGCTCTGGAAGCCATTGACATAATTGCAGCAGTAGCACCACCAATAGCAGCAGTAGTAGCAGCAACGGCGATTGTAATCTTGTTAAAAGCAGCCTTCATCCCGCTTGAAACGCTATCTGTATTGGTTTGTAGTTTTTTTAGTCCACTAGAGGCTTTGTCATCTAACTGGACTTCTATAATTGCTTTCTTGGTTGCCTGTCCTATCATTGTCTTTTGTTCTTTATGTTATTTCTTAACTCGGCTCTCGCCATCTCCTTTCCTTGTCTTTCTAAATCAGCCATGCTTACTTCTAACAACACCTTGATCCAATCCATGTCCTCATTTAATACTTCACTTGGCAACTTATGATATTTCTGACATAATCTTTCTATCACAAGTTCAAATGGTATATCACTTTTATCGTACAAGACGGCTTCTCTTATTCTCTCTAGGACTTCTTCTATTTTATCTGAGTAAAAAAATCCGTAACCCCACTCAGTACCCTCTCTTGTACTTTGTCGTAATCCTCCATTTCCAAATTGTCTAAGAACTCCTCACTTACTTCAGTCTTTCCATCGTCAATCTGTAAGCATAATAACTCAAATAGCATTGGTATGTTAGCAAGGAAAACAGTCATGTTCTTTGCGTCTTTCTTGTTGTCTAAGTTCATTTGCCCATACACCATACCTTGAATTACTCTGTATTCCTTTCCCTTAAACTTGGTAATAAAGTAGTAGGTGTGTTCCCCTATCTTTACCTCCTCACATTCTCTACCTTTAATTTCCATTTTAATCCCTACTTAATTTATGATACAGTTGCTTTCATTAATCCATTTGTTCGGTCTGCATAGTTTGCTGTAAACCCAAATGTCTCTGTTACTATTCCGTCTAAATCGGTGCTTCTATTCCAACCCTTAAATAGTACACTTGGAAATTGGATTACCCATGTTTTTACTCCATTGTTAAGTGTTATCTGGAATGCTTTGGCTGTGTCTGTTAATGCAAAATCACGGTATGTTGAAGAATCATAGGTTAAGGTTATATCTCCTGTTACATTCATTCTTCCATTTTGAATATCATCTGGCTCGGTTGAACCGTTCACCCAGTCTATACTTAGATTCTTCTCTATGTTTAACTGGAAGTTCTTAACCTTCATTGCTGTTGCCGAAGATAACCCTGCATAGTTAGTAGCATACCCAAAGGTTACATTCTTTGGTGTAAATAGTTTCGCTGTTGTACTATAACTTGGTGTTAATGTTGCTGCTGTTTCTTTCTTGGCTATAAACTCCATTGAAAGATTTACATAGTCATCAGTATTACAGGAAATCGTACAAGTGTTTAACATACCCAACGCATAAGTATTATCTCCTTCAACTGGGTCTGAGGTTGCTATTGTAAATGAGTTGTGTAAGTTATCATTCAGAATTGTATATGTACCAGCCGTATCAGCCTGTCCAAATATCATTCTGTTAAGAGGTGTTAGAAAACTATCGTACAACTTCATTGTAACCGTACCCTGAGAATATTCCTTAGCAACATTCTCTGTGTTTACCCCCTCTATTCTACCCATTCCTGAGTTGTCTGGTATAAACTCAACCTGAGGAATGAATCCCTGTCCTGTGTGTGGATACCACTCGCCTGTACTTGGATCTACCTTAGTACCTCTGATTGTCTCCACTTTGAAAGCAATCTCTTGTCTTGCTCCTATATGTTCGTTTGCCATTACTTTAAGTTATTTAATTTAATTATTTCTTCCTCAGTTAAGACTTTTCCTACACTTGGTACAAAGGCTTTAACCTCAGATTTCTCTGTCTTTTGTTTTGGTGTTTTAATCACGGTTAATTACTTCCTTAAAAGTTAATGTTATTGTCCTCTTGTAAAGATTCAAGTTGTCATCATAGTCATCTACATAACTAGGATTGTATGTCCAGTCTACACCAAGAGTTGTTAATGTAGACAAGTCAAACAAATCAGTTTTAACATAATCCCATGCTTCTCTTAACCTAAGCATTGCTTCCTCAACTTTTTCTTCTTCCGTCTGTTTATCTATTGTACCATAATTTACACATATACTTACAGATATATTCGTGTTAAACTCTAAAGTTCTATTAGTAACACTATTTCCTTCACCTGAATCATCTAGTAGAACTACAAAAGGATACCCATCGTCTTGAAGCCAGTTGGGATATGTATATACCCCCTTAAACTTCGTTGTACCAGTACCATCAGTGGATGTCCACGACATGTTGGTAAAATAAGTTTTAAGATTTCCCATTACTGTTGCTATGTTCATTTTGTATAAGCATTAAGTAAATATTCTATTCTGCTAGGCATGATATCTTTGTTAAGCCTTTCTTCTATCTTAGTAATTTGTTTTTCACCCCCTCGTCTGTACTTCTCAGTCCCCCTTTGTGCTATTTTTCTGGCTATTAGATATCCTGCTCCCTTATCCATACCATGTAACATTGCCCATCTTTCTAAAGGTTCTACTGGAGGAAACCTTCCAGGCTTTCTTCCATACTCCAAAACAATATCACCATAACTATTACTTCTGATCTCTACCTTGTTGTCTGTTGCTACTCCCATTACACTACCTTCTAATTCTCCTGTTGTTCTATGCTCCGACATTTCTTGTATCACTTCTTTAACAAGTTCATTCTTAATGATTATCATTGATTGTTTCTTGGCTCTGTCTCTCTCTGGCTGGTTTCTTACCCAGTCTGTTACTTCCTTCATGTTAAGATTCATAGTAAAAGCCATTAGATCTGTTTTCTTAAAATTAAATGATAAGCATTAAACAACTGATTAAACTTTGGTGTATTGGTAACTATGTATGTACCACCATTCCATACAACCTTATCTGATTTCTTAAAAGCACTTGCATTGGTATATCTTCCATCTACATTAGCAACATACTCTCCTGCTTCCTGTCCTAGAATAGCAATAGTGTCCTCGCCTCTTCTTATGATATACATGTTAATTGTGAAATCTGCTGTTGCTGGATACGATGAAGTCTTAGTAGTATCACTATCGTCTATGTGATACACACTTGCTAACGCTTCATTCTCTTTGTATAAACTCATTATACTGACACACTAAAACTTATATTTCCTTTATTACTTACCATGTTAAATATCTCCATTGCCCTTAACTTCAACTTGGTAGGACTACTTAACTTTAGAGAAGTGCCACTCCCATAACTAACCGACATACCCTCTTCGCTCTTACTTACCACTAAATTAGCACTATTATCTGCATTGATTATTCCTTTTGTTACCTGATACTCTGCTAAAGCCCAAAAGACTATTCCTAAATTAGCATTTACAGGGTGATTCAAGTCCTCGTTTTCCTTAACAACCCCATTAAACTTGTTGTATCTGGCTTTATACCTAAACTCGTATGTCCCTGCTGTTATGGAATCTGTATCTAAGAATAAAATCCTTTTACCCCCATCCGTTTGCCAGTAAATGTTCTCATAATCTAACCCTAATTCAGTATCAAGAATCGTAACAATATCGTAACTTAAATCCTTATATCCTGCTGTTATATCCGAAGCAGTAATAGTTACATCTTCAACGACAATGTTATTAAGAACTTCACTTGCCTTGTCAATTCCTAAGTCTAGGAAAGCGAGAGATTCCAAGTCTGGTAGAAAGTAATCTCCATCATAATCTCCTGTGGTGTCCCCTATAAACTGTCTAAACATTTTGTATATATCAGCAGCCATTGTTTTAAGTTATTAATTTATTTATCTAACTTATTTATCTAGTTTAGTAACCTTTCCTTCTTCAAATTTCTTAGTACCTTCCTCTGCAACAATTCTCTTAGTGCCTAATTTCTGAAGCTTCTTAGCATAAGATTCATAAGTCATATAGGTTTTACCAGTCTTTTTATCCTGCACTAAATAGGCTTTTTGTTCTCTACCTTGTCTGTCTTTCATTAATTAGACCAATTAATTTAGTCTTAGCAAATTTCTTTTCGGAGTTACTTAATTTTACATTATTTTTGGTAGCAATTCCAATTATTTGCTCCTTTGTCATTTCTGGTTTTATCACTTCTTTAGTTTCTACACTCTTTTCTACTATCTTATCATGAATATTTGTCAAACCACTTGCTCTCTTAATCTCAGCCATGCTTATTGGTGGCTTTGGACTTTGTATTGGTGTTTGCACAGGGTGTTGTGCTAAATACTCCTCATCAGTAACTACATTAGGAAACTTCTTGAGTATCTCACCTCTAAGTCTTTGAGTCTCCATATCGGTCATTAGAACCCCTGTTGTTATTCCATTCATTAGTTCGCTTGAAATAGACAACACTTCTTTGGCTTGTCTAAAACCAGATTCCTCTAGCCTTGCTGGTAGATCAACTATTCTACCTTCTTGATTGACTATAAACATATTAAGTAACTACTAAATTTATATAATTTTCCAATTCCCCAATTATCTTAGTCCAATTAAACTTATTATACACCTCTTCGCTTCCTTTTTTAGCCAATACTCTAACTTCCTTCTCATGCTCGTAAACATATCTCATTTGTTTCTTAACTCCTTCTAAACTTGGCATTATCATGTATCCAGGATATCTCGGTGAAGCATTTATATATCCATCAATACCACAATCAAAATATCCCACTCCCCATTGTTCTTCCATTGCCATTGCTTTAGGCATTATGACTGGAATACCTTGAGCAACACATTCCATACTTGGCAAAAACCAACCTTCGCCCCTTACAGGAAACACTCCACAGTCTGCTCTTTCTAATAATTCTACCATTGCTTCATCTGATATATGTCCTAGCACCTCTTCTACATTACTAAATGGTAAAACCCCGTTAGGATTGTTTACAGGAAACAAGTAATCAGCATTGTCTCTTTCTCTTGCCTTAAGAATTAGTTTTACTGGTTCAGACTCGTTAAACTCTTCTAAGAAAGCACCAAGCACGATTTCCCATCCCTTTCTCCATTCGTAGGCATTGTAATGTAAGAAAGTAAACACTCCATCATCTCTTCTTGGTTTGTATTGCCACCTGTCGTCTATACCATGCCACCATACCTTAGACTCTATACCATCTCTTGAAAGTACCCATTGAGTAAACTTTGTAGCAGTTAGTACCAAGTCTATCTTGGCTTCCTTAATCGCTTTAAGATACACTTCGGGATATCTGCTAGACTCCCATACTGTGTAATATATCAAAGGTGTGTTTGGAAACTTCTTTCTTGCTTGAACTGCTCTGTCTGGAATACCGTAAGTAAAACAAACTTCTGGATTACTATCTACTAACTCGTGTCCTGCTTTGATAAGTCCATTTTTAATACCTGCCGACAAGATACTGAAGCCACCATTTTTAGATTCAGTTGTGTCGTAGTATATTCTCATTATCTTACAACTATTTTATATACATCAGGAGCATTCTCTGCTTCCTGCCAAGTATCAAAAACTTTAACAGTACCATCACATTGCATGAACCCAATACTTCTAAGAAAAGAAAACTGAGACTTGTGTACAAGCCATCTTTCACCAGGATAGCACTCTCTACTTCTACCATCCTTACAAATGGCTATGAACCGTTTAACCCTATCTGGGTCTGGTGTAACCCAAATATATTCCTTTCTTAAATCAATATCCATACTGAAAGGGAGAAGTTACCCTCTCCCCTCTGTGTATGACTATTAGACTAATACATCAAATAGCAATGCACTTCTTACTACACCAACTCCCCAAATAGAGTCAACAGAAACTGTCATACCTCTTTCTTTCTGAGAGTATCCTACAATACTTCTCATAGAGTATACAAGATTTCCATTATCATCTTCTTTGTTCATTGGTTGTATCTGAACTCCTGTTCCATATCCTGCTGGAAGTCCACTTGTTGACATATCAACAAATGCAATTCCCATTGCTTCTCTCTGGAATGCCATACAATGCTCACCAGCTGGTGAACCTGCTACTGCTGGAATTAAGTTGCTCTTAAAAGTCTGGAATCCACCAAGATTTCCTATGAATCCGTTTCTAAGCATAGATTGATCTCCACCCGTAATAGAGTATTGAGTCAATTGTGCTAAGTTCCATAAGTCATAGTATCCCTCTGGTCCAACTACTAAGTATGAAGGCTCATTGCCTCTCCACTTTGCTTCCATTGCATCCTTTTGTAAAGTCCCTAGTAAAGCCATATCAATTCCTGCTGTTGCAGTACCCTTTGTTGCTCCTGCACTTGCATACAGAGCAATTACTGAGTTCTCAATCGCTTCTGCAAGGGTTGAACCTGCGTCTACTAGATACCCCTCTATTGTGGATGGGTCAAACAAACCACCATAATCCTCAACTAAGAAGTCTACTGTCTGGTGTGTTGATATTGCAATGTCTGCTTTGGTTGTTGCAGCCTGTTGATAACTTGCTGCAGTTCCTGGGGTTTTGGTAGCTGCACTTAAAGCACCTCTTATAGGTACTCTAACATTCTGGCTCATTCTAGTTCCTTGATTTCTTGCTTCCTGAGAGTAATTTGTAATCAAGTTAGTTACAACAAGATTTGCGTTTAACCTCTCAAGTCCTTTTGCCATTGCATAAGGATTTACAGCATAGGTCATGTCTCCAGAACCTGAACCACTGTCAATATATATATTACCTGCCATTTTATTATCCTCTAAAAATTATTAAAGCCTCTAAACTTTAATTATTTCTTGAATAATTCTGGATGGTCTAGTACATATTGCATATTAGTAACATCTCCACTACCAGCACCAAGTCCCTTTGGTCGTGAGTCCGTTGTCTTAGGAACTGCACTTTCCAACAACTGTTGTACTGATTCCAATTCTGTTTTAACAACTTCTTCTACATTCTCAGAACTTGCACTGACTCGTGTCTTGAGATATCTCTTTACTGGTTCTGCAACATCTAGTCCATCTATAATATTATTCTTCGCAATCTCGGACTTGCTGAGAGCCAATTCTTTTTCTAGCGATTGTAACCTATTATTTAAGGCTTCCACAGGGTCTACATCTGATGCTGTGTTATCTTCGCCAAGTAAAGACTGTAATTGCTTCCTTACATCGGTTTTCTCATTCAACTCCTTTTGAAGTCGGCTGATTTGCCCCTGTAAAGATTTAATCGTGTCCTCGCTTCTATCGTCTCTGTTGCTTTTATCCTCAACTGCGTTTGGAGTTTCAGGTATAGGCTCAGACTTAGATTCTACTTTTTCTATTGGTGTCTCCTTGAGAGTCTCAATAGTAGGCGTAGATACCTTTTCTGTATCCTTCTCTTTAGTGTCCATTTAACTAAAGTATTAATTTATATAGAGCTATGTTTAAGTATAACACAATCATAACTTTTTTGTAACATTATATTAAATGTCTACAACCTTGTTATGAGTTTCTATTGTCTTTATAGGTGCTTTTCCACCATTCTCACTCCTGTATAACTGCAGATTTCTTTCTAAAGTATCCACCCTCCCCTGAGTACCTGCTATCTTTAATATGGTTTCTGTCCTGCACAAGCAAGATGGGTGAAACGCTGGGAGTGGTGCTTCCTCTGCTCTGTAAGTTCCCTGCATAGTATCACAGATGTCGTATATTCTGTGTGCTGGAGATAAACTTACTTTAATGTATGCTTCTGCGTTCGGTAAATAGTCTGCTTCAGCAATAATAGTATCTGCTTTAGCGTGAGAATAAGAATAACTCAATTCTGTCTTGGCTACTCTTGTAATAGAACTCTTTGGCACTCCTGTTGTAACCACCTTTTCTATGTTTTCTGCTAACTTATATGCATTGTCTCCATTTTGGATTGCTTTGTACACCTCTTTAGTAATTGCTTCCTTGTCTTTAACACTCCATATCCTATCAGATAGTCTTACACCGTCAACGCCAACCCTGTTTATGTAATCTAAGGCTAGTCTTTGGTCTATGTTAAGAAAATCAAATGCACTATTTCCCATTATATTGACACTATTCCTTACGGCGTGGGCAACCCCTATTCCTGTTAATTCTCTTATACCAGTTGATATGTAATCAAACATTTCGTCTTTTAAGTCTGTGTCAATCTTGCTTTCTAGGTTTGATATAAGTATTCCAGCGTCTCTAGCAGAACCCAGATCGTATCTATCTTGAAACAAAACCTCTATTAATGCTGGTGCTTGTAATTCTTGTCTAGTCAATACCCCCTTGTATATTCTTTCTAAGGTATTGATAAACTCTAATCTTTGTAAGTCTGTTAATCTACTCATGTTAAACTATTATCTCATTATCAATCAACAATGTTGGATTCTTTAATATATCGGTCTTGGCTTTAATGGCATCTAACTTAGCCAATGCACTCGTTAAGTCAACATTGATAACATCAACCTTGACTGCTGACAACATTGTGCCAGTAGCATTCATACCCTGACTGCGAATAACTAAGGTCACATCTGCTGTGCCTGTATTGGTATAAACATAAGTTGAATATTCCCAAGTATCCGTACTATCCGTCATTGTAAAAGTATTTAGTCCAGTTCCACCTGCAAATGGGTCGGTAGAAGCCTTGTTAAAGACAATAATTCTCGGTAAGTAAGTCATTGAAGCAGACTTGCGAAGTGCCATTGAAATAGTTACCGAAGCCCCAGCACCGACTAAAACTTCTTTCTGCCAATAACCCTCAATAGCAGCATTTTCAAGAACTGTACTCATATTACTGGTAAATCCAGTGGGGTTATTAGTTGTTTGTGAAGTGGTTACCCCACCTTTTGTCCACGCCTTGTATGCTCCACCCACTTCGCCATAATTGACAATATAAGAATAAATTTCTTTGGCTAAAGCTGTATAGTTAATATTTGGTGTTGCCGAAGTTAAAGAGATATTATATCCATCAAAGATACAGGTGTTTAGGTCATTGGTATTAGATACAAAAGTAGCACCTTTAATTGTTGCTGAACAACTATTCAACCCGTACACATTTCCACTAAAAGTACCTCCTGAAATAGAAGCGCCTGTACAACCACTCAGCCCATAAGTATTTCCACTAAAAGTACCTCCTGAAATAGAAACACCTAAACAACTAGTTAACCCAGACATATTTCCACTGAGAGTACCTCCTGAAATAGAAGCGCCTGGACAACCATACAACCCATAACTATTTCCACTAAAAGTACCTCCTGAAATAGAAGCGCCTGTACAACCATTCAGCCCATAAGTATTTCCACTAAAAGTACCACCTAAAATAGAAGCACCTGTACAACTATTCAACCCAGATATATTTCCACTGAGAGTACCTCCTGAAATAGAAGCACCTGAACAACCATACAACCCATAAGTATTTCCACTAAAAGTACCACCTAAAATAGAAGCACCTGAACAACCATACAACCCATAACTATTTCCACTAAAAGTACCTCCTGAAATAGAAGCGCCTGTACAACCACTCAGCCCATAAATATTTCCACTAAAAGTACCACCTGAAATAATCATATTGGTACAAGAATTGAATACCCGATAATTAGCTGTTGTCCATTGCCCACTATCAACCGTTAGTTTTCCACTCGCAAAATTCTGTGCCACATATCCCGATGCCCCAACCCCAATAAACTTTATATTTCTGGTTATGAGACTAATAACTGTTCCCGCTATCTTTGCCGCAGTCAATCCAGCTGTAATAGTAATTGCTCCCGCCGCTATTCCACCAGTAGCAATAACCCGTTCCTCGGAGTTTTGTCCTTTGTTGACATTATCAATTCGCACAGTATCCCCATCTGCCCAAATATCACCAGTAACATTTGTGTCCACTTCCAATACCGTGCTTCCTGATGCTTCTGCTCC